CGACTGTTGATCGACGTCTTGCGCTTCTTGAGCCGAAAGCTTCCCGCCGAGAGCCAATTGTTGCGAGGCTTGTTGCTGCAACTGAGCGGTGAGCGGATCGACCTGGCCGAGTTGGCCCATCACCTGACCGGCTGTTTGATTGAAAATTGCGCTGCGCGGATCCGCTGCCACCTGGTTGCGAATCTGTGTGAGATCGGCGGCTGTCGTATCCGCACCCACCTTGTCCGAAAGCGCTTGAAATTGCTGGTTAGTTTGCGCGGTGTTCATCCCGACTTGCGATCCGAGATTCTGGTACGCTTGCACCTGGCCGGGAATCGCGCCTTGCACCTGGCTCAAGATTCCTGAAAGCGTTCGATCCGGTGTTTGCCCTTGCTGAAGTTGCTGATTCGCCGCGTTTTGCAGTTGGCCGAAAGCAGGGTTGGAAGCAAACATCGATTGAGTTACCCCTGGCCCAAACATCGACAGGTTTTGCGCCTGGCTTGCCATTGCCTGGGTGTTCGCCTGATCCGCGGATGCGGTGAGTCCCGGTAACTGACCCTGATACAATGCCGCATAGGTGTTCAGGTTCTGGGTGTTCATCGCCGTATTCATCTGGTTGTACAGAGGCTGATACTGCGATTCTTCCTGATACAATTGCGGTGCGTTCTGAATATAGGTCTGCTGCGATTCCGCGTATTCCTTGGCGGTATCGGGTGCGGCTGGTGCCTGGACTTGTGGTGATCCGCCCATTTAGGTCAGGGCTCCTTCCTTGGTGTTGAGAACATTGAAATCCCGCAAGAGCCGATTCCATTCTCGTACCCGTACCTTACCTTTGCGGCGATAAGCGACGTAGCGATGAGGGTACGGCGCCTCATTGCAGTAATCCAAAGGCGTAAAGAGTCCCTGATCGTGCCCCAGATACCAAAGAAACCAGCAATTTTTCGGGCAATCCGGTCCCATCGCGACAATCCCTTCTTTCGGATAGGCAAGTACCTCTTCAGCAAGTAGGAGAAAATCAGGACGTCCAATAACGTGACCGTGAAAGAGACAATGTAATAAAGCAGCGGCGAAATCCTGCCCATTATCTCGGAACCAAAGTTGAGCTTGTCCTGCTGCATTCATTTCTCCTTTCTCAAACCGCCTTGATGATGAAATAGAGAACGGCGTAAGGCGGCATGTTGTTGTGCGCGGCGCCACTGCCCATTGCCTCGGTATGATTGATGTTGGAGTAATTGCCACTGATTACCGCGTATCCTACAGCGTTCGCGGTCGTGCCTATCCCCCAAGCATTGCCAGCGGCAAGATTGTTCCCTGCACCAGTCAGTACTGCTGCCCGTAGGTGCGTGTGACCTGAGTCAGTGTGACTGTGCAATTGGTCGGTGATCGAGTGCGCGTGATTAGGCATCTCGGCATTACTCAGCGTGTGATTATTTTCGCCACCGTACGTGCCGTAACCATAAACGGTGCCGGTCCCGTATCCGACCGGCACTCGATTAACTAAATTCGGGATGTTGAAAGTGCTGACATTATCGCCAGTGCCCCAATAGGTGCCCAGTTGGGCGAATAATGCAGCGTAGGTGGTGCGAGAGACCGCGGATCCATCGCAGACGAACCAACCGGCAGGAATATTAACGCCGGCAAACGGAAGGACTGCTCCGATCGGCACCAGAAGATTAATCAAGCTTTGTGCCAGTTTCTGGTAGGTGATAGAGGCATCCTGAATATCGGTTCCTCCATTAACCTTGGTGACGGTATCGAGCAGGTAACCAACCGTGCCCGCCTGGTCGACCGTTTTAAACTTGCCGTTAATATCCAGACCAACTGCGCGTGCCCGCACGCCAGGCCGATGAAAACTGATTGCCGGCATGTACCCGTCATTCGAAGCGTTAGCCGAGGTTCCCTGCACCAATGCAGCAGCACTTTGAAAAGCGGTAGAGCCAACAACAACTTCGTTACTGAAGGCTAATGGTCCCGGCCCGATTGCCGAGTCGCCGGCCTTATTAATTGGCGTATAGCCCAAACCGCCAATGACCGCATTGCCACTGGTAGTAACAGTCGCCCCGCTGGCAATGACCGTTCCCGGTGCCGCGTTGCCCGCGGCTCCCGTATTTTGTGCGGTCACCACGCTGCCGGCTACGCTGACAACCGAATATGAACCTGCTCCCTGAATGGTGAGCACCAGGCCAGCAGAAATACTGGTCACACTGGTCATCGTAATCCCGACATTGGCCTTAGCTGCCGGGACCGAGAAAAGAGCCGAGGTCGTAGTCGCGATCCCGGGATCCAGGTTGCTTCCTTTGATTTCGCCCGTGCCGATGTCCACTCCTCGAATGGATCCCGCCATGTAGGCGCCTTGAGGAATGACATTCGGCAGAAAGAGAGCCGGCCGCGCGATGCACCCGTCCTGGAGCATTGTGGAGTCAACGGAAGGTGTCTGGACAAAGAGCCCGACATCGTCGGTGAACTCTGTCGCGAGTTCGCCAATCTGTATTTTGAGGCGCGAGAAAAGGACGAACTTGGCGGTTCCCGAAAGTGCTCCCGAAGGAATGAGAATCGCTAATCGCAACCCGTTGGTGATGTTGACCACATTGGTCAAGTCGAACCCGACCGAGCAATAAGTCCAAAGACCGTTGGCGCAGGTTTGCAGATCTTCGGTCTGTTGCTTGGTGTAGGTGCCACCGTTGAAAGCGTCCGCAGTCCAAACTTCCAGCTTGGGCGAAATCGATAAACCCGCACCGCTATAGATGTACCCGCTGAAGGTGACGACTCGACGCAAAGTTGCTGAGAGATCGCCATTGATCACTTGCGACACCCGACAATCGGTGACGTTGGCTGTCCCTTGAATCTCCATTGAGAAAAGCGAGTAGAGATCGGGAACAACAATTGATCGCAAACACGTAACGTCGCCGGCTGTCGGGTTGACGGTCCAATAATCGGCGTTGGTGGTTTCGACGCCTGGCGGGCAATCCATCCCGGCCGGCGTCGTCCAGAACGAAGAATAGAAATTACCGTTTCGGAAAAAGTTCTGATCATCGATCCGATCGGCGATCGAGAGCTCAACGATCGGCGTCGCCATGAGATTGAACTTGTCGACCGTCAGAATGTCTGTCGGTCCCATGACGTAAGCGGGTTTGACGACTAAATCGGCCATTAGATTTGACTCCGTTCCTGGCGTTGATCCTCGAATCCTTCGAAAACGATGGTCCGAAGAGTGACAGCACCGCTTGTATTAGCAATCCGCAATTGGCAATACCGGCCAAACATATTGACCTGATAGCGTTGCGAAACCTCCTGTTCGCGTTCGATCTGAATGCCGTTGTACCCGATCATGACCGGCAACTGAACCGAGTAATCCTGCCGATAGGCAGTGGCGTGATCGTCGTTGGTATTGTCAATCACCCAATTCTTTTTGCCCCAGATCTGGTACTTGGTGCGGTTGGGTGTCAGGTTGGCAACCAACGTCTTGCTGTTGGTCCCATCCACGAAAGCGTTGACGCTCAAATTGGTGTACCAGGATGAGGTATCGATTTCGACGCGCCGAAAATTGGATCGTTGCCCGGGCCCGACATATCCGCGCGTCATCACGTCATATTCGATCTGGAATTCGCGGGTATGATTGCCGCCCAGGATATCGCTTTTGCCTTGCTCCAGGAGAATGATCAATCCCTGCAACCGATCGATAGCGAAAAGCCGGCGTTCACCGTTGTACGGAGCTCGGACCAGGTCATCGATACGGAAGTTAGAATCACCAAAGGTGTCGATCGATTCCCAACTCTGGGTAACCAGGTTGTAAACGATCAGGACGTTGTTGCGCACCGCATTCTTCAGCGGAACCGCGAAATAGACCCTTTCACGCCGGCTGTTGGCGCGGATTCCATAAGCGGAATTCCAGTTGATCGCGTCAATCACCGGCTTGATTGCGTCGCTGACCGGCAAGGCCAGGATTCGTTGCGAGGTCTCGAATACCTGGGAGATGGTGTAAACCCCGCTATAATCCATGAAATAGATGTCGCTTCCCACCTGGACAACGGCTTTCGGGCCAACCAGGCCGATGTTGTTCGAGAGTTGATCGAGGATCGTTTCGCTCAAATCCCCGTAGACATTCGAGATGGGAAAAATCGAATGATTTTTAAAAATTATTAACGTGTTCTTCGTCCAGGGAAAAATCCTCACCAGTTCATCGGCTTGCCCGCTGTTGACCTGGAAATCGTCCAAAATCCAGTCGTACTCTGTGTAGTCAGCAATGTCCGAGACAGCCACGCTATCGCGCCCATGCGGCACGAAGAGCCGGTTGCCGTAGTATTCCGCGGTATCGGCATTCGGAGTGCTTGCGCGACCTCCTGTAGGCGCCGGGAAAGGTTCCCAGAAGACAGCCCAGTCGCCGTTCCAAACTAGAGGCACGAGATTCGCACCCCTGTACATGATCAACTGATTAAACGCCTGAACAATCTCGACATTGTAATTAATCGTCTCGTTGGGAATCGGAACGAAATTCGGTGTCTCGCCGTCTTTGGTGAACCAAACGCCGCCGGCTACCGCGACCGCAAGCCACTCGCCACCATTCGGATCGGAGAAAAGGCCTCCACCCCAGATCCGGTTGTACTGCACGAAATTATAGGAACCTGGGTAGGTCGAACCTTTGCGCGTCCCTAAATCGCCGTTTTCGAGCCGGCAATTGTAACCTTCCCGATAAGTGCCCGCGGCCATTTGGCCGGGATCGGGAGTCTTCATATCAAGCCCAATGAAAGCGTTATCGCCAACCTGAGTCTGGAGTTCGTCTAACGGTTGCGGTTTAGCCCATCTAGGCAAGGTAAACTCTCCTTCCGTTCATCGTGATGGGCTCCTCGTTGAGATCCCAATTGTCTTTCTCAATTTCTGCCAGGAAACAATCGCAGCGATAAACGGTGGCGTGCAGGATGTCGCGCGAATGGTTCGCCAACCAGGAACGTCGAGTTTTGGTGTAGGCGATCGTCCAGGCTTTTTCGTCGCCACCATCTTTCGGAACCTTTTCCTCGAACTTGTTTCGCAACGAACTCAGGATTGAACCCGAGTGCAGGAAGGAGTCAGCAATCACCAGGTAAGAAAGCGCTAACGCGAACCCGTTATCTTTCCCCCATTGAAACGCCGGCCCGAGATAAAGATCGTCGAATGCGGCTTGTTGCGTCTTGGCAAATTGCGGATCCGCGGCTGCATCCCGCACCAGGGTGCGAAACTCTTTGTCGATACACGGGTTGCCGGCCTCCAGTAACGCGATCCAAGGCGCGAACTGAACACTGTAGGCACCGTGATCGTCCACGTAACGCTCCAGCATTTTGCGCAAGTTGCCTCCGTCTGACGTGAACCCGATGGAGACCGTCGCCTGTTTGCGGCCATTATTGCCGTCCGCATAAACGTAGGTTTGCCCGGGATCCCATTCCGGCGCATCCGTCTCGGCGACCGAGAGCACCCGCCGAATCAGCGAGATGCGTTCTGGCGAGAATGGGACTATTTCGGCAGCTTTCAATTCATCAATCCTTGCGTCGGTTTAACCTGCTTGATGCTGACAGGAACCTGGCCTCCAACCTTTTTGACCTGGTTGCCTTTTTTGGTTTTGATCTTCTTTTTCGGTACGGGCACTTGCTACCTCCCGGTGTAAACGTTGAACCGAGTTTCTTGTTCTTGTTGCAGCATTTGTTTGTCGAATTCTTGCGACAGCAAGGTGTAAGCTTTCCCTTCCTCAATGGGCGCCTTCTCGTTCTGGCCGTTGACAATCAAGGTGTCCGAATACGCCGCCTTGTAAGTGAAGCGCGAGAGCACGTAAGGAACGCGAAAAATCGTCCAGGTATCGGAAGTATCCGGCGATTGAGCAATGTTCCCGTCAATCTGCGAATGGTAGGTGTCGCCATTAAAGAGGACTGGATCCCCTTGAAAATAAGTGACGGTTGGATCCCACTCAAAGATTCCGAGTCCCGGGTACGGCAACCGGAAAAACAACCAAACCGTCGATTGGCCGGCCGGCACGAACTCCAGGCCGCGGCGAGAGATCACAAAAGGCACCTGGACCGCATTAACGTCCTCGTAAGGGTTCAAGGTGTAAGCCTTGAATGCGCTGCCGATCGGCGACCGGCCGTCCTGAAACCATTGGATGTAAGCCGGCGCCACACTGCTGGCTTGCGTCCAAAGCTTGGGATTAGAGAGAGGCCCCCCGACACCGGTATTGACTGCCTGATAATATTTGCGGCTGCATGGATCCCAAACCCAATCCCCTTGCTCATAACAGAGCGCAGGATTGTAATCTGGCCGAAAGGCCCGTTCCTCGATTTCAGTGGTCTCCAGGAAGTCGTAAAGCTCCCAACCTTCTCGCAACCGGTTATCCATGAACCCGAGGATTTCCACCGCAGCATCAGGCGACAGGTTGGTTGCCGGATCCAGGCCGATTAACCTGGCGACATCGTAAAGAATGGTCTGAGTGGCGACAGGATAATTCATGGACGCACCAACATCGTTTTCCGGCTTTTGGCACGAACGATCACCTCTGGATTATCGCGCTTAAATTCCCGAATGAATTGCTTGTCGTTCCAGCAATCCCTGCCCTCTTTCCGCACCCAATGAAAAAAGACCTCTGGATCGAGCGACATATGCATCTCGCCGAGTCCATCCAACCAGTGAGCGTCCAATCGTTGCGTAGCTTCTGCGATGCGTTTCTGTTTTTGAAACGCTAGCTCTTGCTCCGCCCGTTGCTCGTCGCGCAGTGTCTGGCAGAAATCTGCTACGAAATCAGCGCCATACTGCGCTTCGAGGGACCGAGCGAACTCTTCCCATCCCGTGATCACCGGAGTTAAGCCGTTGGCGCAATTTTTCCGCACCCGAGCGGATTGAACATGCAAAGGCCACAGATCGCGTCCACGTACCCTCGAGGACCACCTCCCAAATCGGGATTTTCCTTAAATTGCGGCTGTCGGTTGTACCGCAACTCCCACAGATCCCAATCAATCAGGTAGGCGCGCCCATTCTGGATATTGGCTTGCGAAGCTCCTGCTGCCGCGTCTTTAGCCAGGAACAGCGACAAGATAAGCTTGCAGGAACCGAAGTCACCCTGCCAGAAATCAACCGTCGAAATTATCGCTTTCGAATCGGCATCCTGATTGTAGCGACGCAACGGAACGGTGCTGACACCGTTCGGAACCCAGGCCGCAAAGCTGGTAAAAAGTTTCTTCACCGCGGTTCCACAAATCAAATCAAAATCCTTCTGCTGACCGGTCTGGCGATAAACGCTTTCGCACATTCCGTTGATATCGGACTCCAGCATTGTGGCAGTCGTCATCGTCAGAATTGAGCTTGCCGGCGTGAGGTACGGTGCGGGAACCGGGAGATCGGTCTGAGCAACCGAAGAAATCCATTTGCCGGCGCCTCGCGTCAGGTACGGATTGGTGGTCCCGTTATCGGCCTGGCTGTCCTGATCCGAGCACCAGGTTGCCTCCATATTACGTTTCACCTCAACGATGCAACGCGATATGGCGCGCTTCATTTCACCACGTTTACCTATACCCGCAACATCAGACACATTCTGTGCAATATCAGACACCATGAAGGCTTTTCTGAACTTTTGTATACGACCGTGAAGTTTTGCTCGGTGAGCTGCCTCGTTCACGTAATCGGTGTTCGCGACGTCGACACCGTCAACGATGCCGCCCATGATCGCGTCATCGTAAGCATCGGTCTGCCAATCAAAAATTGAGTTAGCGGGTTCGGATCCCTTCGGGACCATCGAGGTAAAAGGTAAATTTTTCGCATCAACAGTTGC